GGCGGGCGCGAGCGACCGCGAAACTAGACTCTTTCTCATGATCCAAAAAGACCTGCTTCCACTCGCCTGCCCAATCAGCCAACTCAACCTCTTACCAGGCAACCCGCGTCGCGGCGATGTCAATGCGGTGAAGGCCAGTCTTGAGCGGTTCGGGCAACGCAAACCAATCGTGGTGCGCAAGTCCGACCGCGTTGTTATCGCCGGTAATCACACCTTGCAGGCTGCCCAGGCTTTAGGTTGGACGGAGATCGCGGTCGTGTGGGTTGATGACGATGACGCAATGTCAAAGGCTTTCGCGTTGGCTGATAATCGAACTGCGGAGCTTGGTGACTATGACGAAGAAGCGTTGGCGGCGTTGATCGGCGAAGTCGGTGCGCTTGACCCTGAGTTGTTAGAAGCAACTGGCTGGGATTCTAAATCGGTGTCAGATTTATTAGACGGGATGCAAAGCGATCTGCCAGTCCACGTTGACGATGTACCTGAGAAGGTTCCGTCAATATCTAAGTTAGGAAATATATGGTTACTCGGTGAGCATCGAGTTATGTGTGGTGACTCAACCGAGAAAGATCAACTTGCTGTTTTGATGCAAGGCAAAGAAGCCGATCTTGTTTGGACCGACCCTCCTTACGGAGTTTCTTATGTGGGCAAAACTAAAGATGCACTGACAATTGAAAACGACGACATGGATATAGATGCTCTTCAAGAATTTTTAACTAAAGCATTTCAAGCCGGACATGAAGTAACAAAGAAAGGAGGTTGCTGGTATGTTGCAGCACCTTCAGGCAACATCTTTCAAGCATTCAGCATCCCTTTAAGCAATCTAGGAATATGGAGACACACACTCGTTTGGGTTAAGGACACACTTGTGATGGGCAGAGCTGACTACCACTACAAGCACGAATCAATCTTCTACGGTTGGAAAGAAGGTGCAGCTCATCAAACTCCACCAGATAGAAAACAAGACACTGTCTGGGAAATTGATCGTCCAAAACGGAATGCTGAACATCCAACGATGAAGCCAATAGAACTTATAACTCGAGCAATAAAGAACTCAAGCAATCAAGGAGAAATTGTGCTTGATATGTTCGGCGGTTCTGGCTCAACTCTTATAGCTGCAAACGAAACCAACCGCATCGCGTACCTAATGGAACTTGATCCGCACTATGTTGATGTGATCTGCGCTCGATACCAGAAGCACACTGGTATCTTGCCGGTGTTGGAGTCGGATGGTTTAGCTCATGACTTTAGTCCTGATGCCTAAGCCTGTCGGTCGTCCTCCAAAGCCTGTCGAGCAGAAGCGTCGCTCAGGTAATCCTGGCAAGCGTCCGCTACCCGCAACAACGATTGCGATTCCGACTTCACCTGTTGTGCCTGTTCCTTACCGACCGCTCGGTCCTGCCGGTCAACAGTTTTGGGAGCGTGTGTGGGCTGTTGGGTTTACTTGGATCAGTCCGCAGATGGATATTGAGTTGTTGCAACTTGTCGCGGAGCAGATTGACGAGCGTGTTGCTTTGCGGATGCGTGTGTTGAAGCAGGGTGATTGGCGTGATCGTGCCGCGCTTCGATCGCTTGATGCTCAGGTGTTAGATTGTTTATCCCTGCTCGGTTTCACTCCCGTGGATCGTGCCAGGTTGGGTTTCGTGGAGGTGAAAATCAAGAATGAACTTGAAGAGTTTAGAAAACGCAAAGCAGACAACCGAGCCAACGTGGAGAACGTCGTCGATATACAACCAAACTGAAGGTGATTCTTTAGCGGATTTTGCTGAAACCTTTTTACATGTAAGCAAAGGCAAACTTGCTGGTCGGCCTTTGGTGTTGACCGGTTGGCAACGAAACTTGTTAAATGATTTATATGAGCGTCGTCCTGACGGCTTGCTTCGGTATCGTCGCAGTCTGATTGGTCTTGGCCGTAAGAACGGCAAATCGCTTCTTGGTTCGCTGATCGCACTCTATGGGTTGATCGAGGGTGAACCTGGTGCTGAGGTTTACTCGGCGGCAGGCGACCGGCAACAAGCCCGTGTTGTATTCAATGAAGCCAAATGGCAGGTCACACAATCATCTGCCTTGTCTGGTATCTGTAAGGTGTATCGAGACGTCATCGAGGTTCCGTCAACCGGTGCGATCTACCGTGTGCTATCGAGCGACGCAAAGTTGCAGCAGGGCCTTAACCCGTCCACGGTCGTATTCGACGAGCTTCACGTTCAACCGAACGACGATTTGTGGGATGCGCTCACGTTGGGTTCCGGTGCGCGTAAAGACCCGATGATCGTCGCCATTTCAACCGCAGGCTTTGACCTAGACACAGTGTGTGGTCGTCTTTATAACTACGGCAAAGAAATCATCTCAGGCGGCAAACAAGACGAACGATTCGGCTTCTGGTGGTGGGAAGCACCAGCCGACTGCGATATAGCCGATCGCGACGCATGGGTCGCCGCCAATCCCAACCTCGCAGAAGGTTTGCTTGATATCGGCGACATGGAAGTGTCCATGATGCAGACAGCCGAAGTTTCTTACCGAAGATTCAGATTGAATCAGTGGGTTCGTACCGATGGTGAATCGTGGTTGCCGAAGGGAGCGTGGGAGTTGTGTCGTAGTGAGGATGAACTTGATTCGAACATTCCTGTGTTCGTCGGTATCGACATGGCGTTGAAGCATGACTCGATTGCGGTCGTGGTTGCTCAACCTCAGGAGTCTGGTCGGATTGTTGTTCGGGCAAAGATTTGGCATCCTGATGGCGGTGTGATGGATGTGGCCGCAGTCGAGCAACACATCCGTGATCTTGGTCGCGAGTACACGGTGCAAGAGTTCGCCTATGACCCAGCGTTCTTTCAGCGTTCGGCTGAGGCGATGTCCGATGAAGGGTTCACGATGGTCGAGTTCAGTCAGTCGACTGCGCGTATGGTGCCTGCTTGCGGAACTTTGTACGAGATGATCGTTAATCAGAAGATTGCACACAACGGTGATCCTGTGTTCGCCGATCAGGTGTTGTCGGCTGCGCAACGCTCAACCGATATGGGTTGGCGTTTGTCTAAAGGTAAATCGAAACGCAAGATTGACGCTGCGATAGCATTAGCAATGGCTGTGGATCGTGCAACGAGACGAGTCGAGAATGTTCAGCAACCAGGGTTCTTCGTAGTTTAGGAGTGAACAGATGACAATTTTGATTCTCGAGATGGTGGCAGTTTTTTTGATTGCGCTCGGCATATTTTACATTGCGCTTCCGCTTGGGCTAATCTTTGTGGGCATATCTCTGCTTGCCTTCACTTTGGCTTGGGAGCGTTCGAAGAAAGCGGATAGAACCTGATGTTGTCAAGATTGTTTGAACCAAGAGGCACAGAGGATCGGGCAATCTCGTTTCAATCTTTGTTCGCGGCAGGTGACGCATTCCAATTCACGACGAACGCCGGCACGATCGTCACACAAGAAGATTCACTAAAAATCGGAACCGTGTATGCGTGTGTTCGGCTGATCGCGGACTCTATCTCAACTCTGCCAGTCGACACCTACATCCGTGTCGACGGTGACCGCCGTCCTTACCGACCGAGACCAGAATGGGTTGACATGCCCGAAATCGGTGTATCACGCACCGACCACTTCCAGCAGGTGCTTGTCTCGATGCTGTTGAACGGTAACTCGTTCACACGCATCATCCGCGACGGTCAAGGTATCGCTGGTCTGTCTGTTTTGAATCCGTTGAAAGTTGAAGTGAAACGCGACGAGTCACGACGCATCATCTACGTCTACGACAACAAATACACCATCGAGCATGGCGACATGATTCATTTATCAGAGTTGCGTTTGCCTGGTGATCTTCGTGGCCGTTCACGCATCGAACTCATCAAAGAGAACCTCGGTTTGTCTAAAGCATTGGAAGAGTTCGCTGCAAGATTCTTCGGTCAAGGTTCGCACACATCAGGCATCATCGAGTTCCCAGGCAACCTGACTCGTGAACAAGCAAAATCGCTCGTGGACGGATTCGAAGAAGGTCACAAAGGTTTGCGTCGCTCACACCGTCCAGGCATCCTGTTTGGTGGTGCGAAGTACACGACAACTTCGGTCGCACCAGACGACTCACAGTTCCTACAGTCACGACAGTTCGCAGTCGAGGAGATTCTTCGTGCATTCCGTGTACCGCCATCGATGGCTGGTGTGATTCAGTCAGGTGCCCAAGCGTATGCTTCGGTTGAAATGAACGGCATCCACTTCGTGATGCACACACTCCGACCATACGTCACAAAAATCGAGGACGGATATTCAAGCAAACTTCTTGTCAATGGTGCGTTCATGAAGTTCAACCTTGATGGTTTGATGCGTGGCGACTTCGGCTCACGAGTCGCAGGATATTCATCAGGATTACAAGCAGGCTGGTTGTCGATCAACGATGTTCGCCGATTCGAAGACTTGCGTCCAGCTGATGGTGGCGATGCTTACCGTGTACCTCTCGCGAACGTGGATCTTGCGGCTGCTGGACTCACCGAACTTGACCGCAAAACAATGATGGCTCAACGCCTAATCAACGCAGGTTTCGAACCAGCATCAGTATTGAAAGCACTTGAGATTCAACCGATCGCACACACAGGTGTCGCACCAGTGTTGTTGCAACAAGTCACCGAACCAGCACCAACCTACGATGTGAATCAGCGTGACGTAAATGTGACGATGCCTGAAGTGGTTGTGAATGTTCCACCAGCGAACGTGAACGTGGCCGCACCTGTCATCAATGTTCCTGAAACCGTGGTGCGTGTGAACGTGCCAGAAAACAAGCCGACTGTCCGCACAGTTGAACGTGACACCGAAGGTAGAATCTTGACTATCACCGAAAGGGTTGAAGAGTAATGGCACACGGTTTATCTGCTTATCTTTGCAACGCATGGCTTGACGCGCTCGCGAACAATACTTCCTATGCAGTCGCACAGGTGTACATTAAACTTCACACAGGTGATCCAGGTGCAGCAGGTACAGCAAACGCTGCGACTGAGACGACACGCAAAGCGGCGTCATTCGGTGCAGCATCAGCGGGTGCGATTACATCCGATGCAGATATCTCGTGGACGAACATCGCTGGTTCGCAAGACGCGACACACTTCACCGCTTGGGACAATATAAGTGCCGGAAACTTCTTGTTCTCAGGCACGATCACAGCGAACCCATACACCGCTGGTGACACATACACAATCTCATCTGGCAATCTGTCTGCATCTTTGACCGTTGCTAGTTAGTAGGCCGCGATGGCGGTCAAAAGATTCCTGCTCGACACGAGCGAACTGAACGACGCCACCTACGGGTTAGATGGCGGTCTCGCATTCATTCTTGACACCAGCACACTTGACGGCGCACAAGTTCTTGATGGTGCAGAGTTCCTAACCACAGCGACAGGTTCGTCATCACTCGGCGGTATATCGGCAACAGGATCAGCGACCGTCAAACACTTCGCAACTGCTTCAACATCGCTTGGCGAATTGTCGTCGTCAGGAACTGCAACTGTCAAACACATCGTCACCGCTTCAGCACCGCTGGGCGGATTGGATTCTTCAGCACAAGCCAAAGCAAAGAAGTCCGCTACTGCTTCAACCGATCTTGGTGGACTTGACGCTTCGGCAACAACAAAAGTCTCAAAGACTGTTATCGCGTCAGCAGATCTTGGTGGACTTGATGCTTCGGCCACAACCAAAGTTGCCAAGTCTGCAATCGCTTCAGCCGATCTTGGCGGACTGGTCGCAACCGCTGACGCAACCGACACTCCACCAGAACCAACACCAGAACCAATACCTTCAGGCGGACGACAATACGCCGCACCACGACGCAAGAAGATTGAACCGCTACCAGAAGTCAAGATACCAGTCATCCAACCGAAACGACGCTACGCGGTCGCGTCAACAACCTTGAACGCAATGCAAGCGCAAGCAGTCGGGACAATAACTTTCAGCATCTTGGACGATGATGCTGAGATATTGTTGTTGGTCTAATGCCTTACTTCATCACAGACAAGTCACCAGATTGTTCTGGTTGGGCAACCATCAAAGAAGATGGCGAAGTGATCGGCTGCCACACAACCAAACAGGACGCAATCGACCAGATGGTCGCAGTGTCTTTGGCCGAAGATATGGAACCAGGTGGTGAACGCAACAGTGATGCCAATGAAGTAGTCATCGTTGATGTTGACGGAACTCTAATCGCTGGTGGTCGAGGCATTCAAAAAAATGTTGACTATGTCAACAATCTTTACGACGACTACGACATCTATATCGTGACTGGTCGACCAGAATCAGATGAAGAAAAAACATTGAAAGAACTCGCTGACGCCGGAGTTCAATTTGACAACATCGAGTTCAACGATGATCTATCTATTCCGACTGCAACTTACAAAAAAACAAAAGCACGAGAAATCTTAAATGAAAAACCAGTCAAGTTAGCGATCGATAATGATGCGGCTACGCGCCGAGCATATTCCGACCTAGGCATCCCGACAATGGATCCAAAAACAATAAAATCTTCTGATGCGTCGATTCGTCAGGTATCTCTTGAGATACCTGCCTACATTCGTAGCGCGGCCCGAAAAGGATTGGACTATTACGGTCAAGGTCTTGCGGGTGAAGGGCTGGTCGATAGAACCGTTCGTGAGGCACGAGACATGGCGCGAGGCGACATCACCGAAGACAAAGTTGTGCGAGCGAACGCATGGGCGCAACGACACGCCGTAGATCTACAAGCACCAAAGAACTCGGACGCGACAAACGATGAGTTCCCTGGTGCGGGTGCGGTCGCACACTATCTATGGGGCATCAATCCGTTGAACCCTCAACCGGCACGAGATTGGTTCGCAAGAAAATCTGAAGCAATTAAATCCGAACGCGCACCAGCACCGCCATCAGACCAGATCACAGGCTCAGACAAAAATCCGAAAGGCTCGGCCAAAGCTCCTGCCGGTTCGGACACGATTGAGTTGACCGAAGCAATCGAGTCAGGTTTGAAAACCAAAGCCGATGAACACAACTCAAAACTTGACGCATCCGATCCGTCTTGGAAGCGGGCCACTGTCGGAATGTTGCGAACTGTGTTCCGTCGCGGTGCCGGAGCATATTCGACATCTCATCGTCCAGGCATCACGAGAAACCAGTGGGCGTATGCGCGTGTCAATGCGTTCTTGTATCTTCTGCGCAACGGTCGTCCAGAGAGTCCTGCCTACATCACCGACAATGATCTGCTTCCTAAAGATCATCCGCGTTCCTCTAGAACCATGCCTGTGAATGTTGTTATGATTGATGGCATGAGCGAATCATTAGAGACACGCCGCATACACATCAACGACTTCGAACTACGCGAAGGACCGACAGGTGACGGAATGTCGTTCACAGGATATGCGGCAGTGTTCAACTCTGATTCTGAACCGTTGCCGTTCATTGAAAGAATCATGCCAGGTGCATTCAAGAAATCTTTGAAAGGTCGCAACACTATCAAGATGTACATGAACCATGATTCGTCAATGTTGCTCGCTTCAACACGTTCAAAGACTTTGCGTCTTGAAGAAGATTCAAAAGGTTTGTTGGTGAACGCCGATCTTCCAGACACGACAGTTGGTCGTGACTTGTCGGTGTTGATGAAGCGCGGCGATGTTGACTCGATGTCGTTCGGGTTCTCGGTTCCTACTGGTGGCGACAAATGGTCAGATGACGGCATGACCCGTGAACTACGCCAGGTGCGTTTGCATGAGGTTTCGGTTGTGACAGGGTTCCCTGCCTACAAGGCGACTTCGGCTTCTGTCCGTTCGGTTGATGTTCTTGCCGAACGCACAGGTGTTGACGCAGACAAGCTCGCCGAAGCGATCACGATGCTCGAATCTGGCAACACTTTGACCGACGAGTCGGCTGATCTGTTGTCGAGCGCGGTCAGCAAACTTCGAGCCGAACCAACCAAAGTTCCGGCGTCAGTCGGGTTGTTGGCGAAAAAACTTGAACTGTTGAAAAACTTCTAAATTCTCATATACACTCGGTCTGTCGGTAAGCGTCCCGCTACGACTAGAGATTGGTCAGCGTCCCGCGCCATCGGAATACAATCATCCTGCGCATCCACATAACCAATCACTCATGGAGTAATCATGAAACAATTTATTGAACAACAAATGGCTCAACGCGCTACAGCGTGGGAAGCCGCAAAGAAGATTCTTGATGTTGCAACCGCTGAGAAGCGTGACTTGACAGCAGAAGAATCACAGACATACGAGCGCATCAGCAAAGAACTTGAGGATCGCGCCGCAACAATCGAGAAGCTCCGCGCCGATGAGGCCCGTGAACTTCGTCTTGAAGCAGCAACTCGTGAGATCGCCGACCAGGTTCGTCCAGTCGCAGACGCTCCACGCGGTGTTCGTTCAGATGCAGAAATCGTCCGATCGTTGGCAAAAGGTGAGATTCGTTCTCACTCGTTTGAAAAGCGTGACGTTGTAAAGACTTCGTCTGGTTCACCAGTTCCGACATCTTTCTACGATCAGGTCATCATGCTTGCCCGTCACATCGGTCCAATGTTGTCAACTTCGACAGTGTTGAACACGGCTTCTGGCGAGAACCTTCAAATCCCATCGTTGGCACAGTATTCAACTGCTGCACTCGTTGGTGAAGGCACAGCAATCAGCGAATCGGATCCGATCTTCAACTCGTTCATCACATTGGGTGCATACAAGTATTCGTTCCTTGTACAGCTCTCAACAGAGTTGATCGAAGACGCCGGTGTTGACATCCTTGGCTTCTTGGCCAGCGAAGTTGGCAACGAACTCGGCTACCGAGTCAACGGAGCATTGACAACTGGAACAGGCACCAACCAGCCAAAAGGTATCGTCGTAGCATCATCGCTCGGCGTCACCGGCTCGACGGCAGTATCTGGCGCGTTCACAGCAGACAACTTGATCGACTTGGTCTACTCGGTAGACACAGCAGGTCGTCGTCTCGCAGGTTCGGGCTTCCAAATGAATGCAGCGTCAATCGGCAAAATGCGCAAACTCAAGGACACAGCAGGCAACTATGTGTTCCAACCAGCACTCAGCGCAGATGCCATGGACCTGCTCCTCGGATACCCAGTGTACGAGAACCCAGGTATGGCAGATACAGCAACAAGCGCGAAGTCGGTAATCTTCGGACACCTTCCTTCGTACTATGTGCGTCAAGTTGGCGGCATCCGTTTGGATCGCAGCGACGACTACGCATTCAACGCTGGTCTTGTTACCTTCCGCGCAACAATGCGTGTCGACGGCAACTTGCCACAAACATCACATGTCAAACACTTCATCGGTGGCGCAAGCTGATAACCAGTTAGCAAAACTGAAACAGACATGACAGTCCGCAAGGACTGTGACTAGGATTAAGTCCACGGCCTATTCGTGCAGGGTTGGCCGTGGACTTTCCCTTTCTGCACTAAACTTAGGAGGATCATGTGGCAGACCGTAATCGTCAAGAACGTACCAGTCGAGATGCCGGGATATTTAGCGGAGCGTTTGCTCCGAGCGGGCGTAGCGCACTTGTTGGAAGTGTCCGACCTGCCAATCCCGACCGACTCAGAATCCTCTGGTATTCAAACGCACCTTGGGCAGCAACCGGATACGGTCAGCAAACCGCGCAAGTCATCCAAAGGCTCGCGAAAGAAGGCCATCAAGTAGCAGTCCACGCGATGTACGGCTTGGCGGGCGCGGCATCAACTTGGAATGGGTTCAAAATCTATCCGCAAGGACTCGCCGCATATTCTGACGATGTGCTTCTCGCACACACAATGGAATGGGCGAACCAAGATCTGTCGACACCAACTTTGATGATGACTTTGTTTGATGTGTGGGTGTTGAAATCTGAGTCGTTGAAAGATTGGAAGAACATTGCGTCGTGGGTTCCGATTGATCATCAGCCGACACCACCAGATGTGTTGGCTTGGTGTGCGCGTCCGAACGTGCGACCGATAGCGATGTCGAAGTTTGGTTCACGAATGCTTGACATCGCAGGTGTCGAGCATCTTTATGTTCCTCACGCAATCGAACCTGTGTTTCAGCCGACCGAATCGGTGATGTTGGCGAACGGTCGCAAGATGACTGGTCGCGAGTTCATGGGCTGGGAAGAAGACAGATTCGTCGTGTCTATGGTTGCGACGAACAAAGGCAATCAGCCTGCGCGTAAGTCGTGGGCCGAGAACATTCTTGCGTTCTCAATCTTTGCCAAGGATCATCCTGATGCGGTGCTGTATTTGTACACGGAGCCTGATGGTGCGATGGCAGGCATCAATTTGCCGACGCTTCTTGATGCGGTCGGTGTCGGCAAAGACAAATACAAGGTTGTCGACCAGTACGCCTACAGGCATTCGCTGCCGCAGAATGTGATGGCTGCGATGTACACGGCATCAGATGTGTTGCTGTCCTGCTCGATGGGTGAAGGTTTCGGCATTCCAGTCATCGAAGCGCAGGCTTGCGGTTGTCGGGTTATCGTCTCGAACTTCACGGCTCAACCTGAACTTGTCGGTGACGGCTGGACGGTTGAAGGTCAACCGTATTGGGATGCGGCACAGAAATCATGGTTTTTTACACCTAACGTGCCAGACATCGTAAATGCGCTCAAATCGGCCTATAACGCGCCTAGAGGCCCGTCTAAGGACGCGATCACCCATGCCCTAGGGTACGGAGCCGACAAGGTATTTGACGAGCATTGGAAGCCCGTCATGAAGGAGCTGTCTGCATGGTGCCGGTCATAGTCATACCCGTTCTAAACACATACGACCAACTAGAACGCTGCATCAAAACAATCGACTACGCGGTCGACATCCTGATCGTCATCGACAATGGCGGTCGGATCGCCAAAGACTTCTTGGTTCTGCCACGCAACCCAAACATCCGCAAACAAATCATCCTTGACATGCCAACCAATCTCGGTGTCGCAACATCGTGGAATCTTGGCATCAAGATGACACCGTTCGCATCAGGTTGGATTCTTCTCAACTCGGACGCATGGTTCGAGCGCGACGAATTGAAAAAATTTTATAGCGGATGCGATATAGACGAAATCCATTTGGCAGGTCAACCAGGTTGGTGCTGTGCGTGGATCGGCTCAGATGTCGTCAAAGATGTCGGCCTGTTCTGCGAGGCATATTATCCCGCCTACTTCGAAGACAACGACTATGAACGACGCGCAACACGCATGAACAAAAAAATTGTCAAAACAAACGCAATCGTCTACCACGACAATTCATCGACTCTCGCCAACGATCCGTCGCTCGCCGTAAAGAACCGCAAAAGTTTCGAATCAAATCTTGAGTTGTTCAAACTTCGCAACGTGCGTCTTGATGCCGGCGAATGGGATCTGACACGTCGCATTGAACTCAGTTGGGACTAATGAGAATCTTTGACTGCATCCTGTTCAACCAAGAACACGACATGCTTGAATGTCGACTGACAGAACTTGGTGATGTCATAGACAAGATCGTCATCGTTGAATCATCGACCACGTTCATGGGTCAATCTAAACCGCACGGCATTGATCTTGACAGGTTCTACAAATGGCGCGACAAAATCCACTACGAAACATTCGAACCGAACCCATATCAGTTAGGTTGGGCTGCTGAACATGCACAACGCAACCATCTGTTCGTTGCGTTGCAAGAGTTCACACCTGAAGCCGACGACATTGTGACCATTGCCGACTGTGACGAAATCTGGAACCCAGCCGACATCGAGATACTGAAAAAAGGTTGGCGTGGCTACATCATGAAGCGTCTTGTGATGTCGGCGTATTGGCGTTTATCGGATGAACATACGATGGTGGCGGGACCGTGGGGTCAACGTGCTGGTGGTGCGCAACATATCAGATCAAACCGTGAACGGCTACCTAACTTGCGCTCAGGTTGGCATGTGTCTTGGATGGGTGGACCGCAATGGGCTGCGAACAAGATGCGATCGTTCTCTCATCAAGAACTCATGGTCAATGACCCTGAAGCATTCATGGCCGAGAACTATCGAATCGGTCGCTCAATACGCGGCGAATCTGTCTGGCAACAAGAAATGGATGATTCGTACCCTGCCTATATTCGTAAAGGTCTTGCACCTGAATCTTGGTATCGACGTCAATGATTACGGTTGTCGGGTTTGCGTGGGGTACCGCATACAAAGATGAGGTGCAAGGTTGGTGGGATGCGATACAAGCATTGAACCCAGCTGCAGATGACGTGGTAGTTGCATATCATCCTGATGATGATTGCGGTGTGGAGGACTTGCCATGTCGGCTAGTCCAGTGTGAGATTCGGACACCTGCTGCGATGTATCACGCAGCGATCGCAACAATCAAAGAAGGCTGGATCGCTGGATGTGCGATGGATGACAGGTTCTATCCTGACGCATTCGGTTGTATGCCAGACAACCTTGACAAAGTTGCAGACGTGGTCGCGAACACTTTGCGATTCATGTCTAATGGTGGGGTGAATCCGTCCGCACCTGAACGGTTCGCTACGCATCCGATGGTGAATCATGTGATGGGTACGTCTTGGTTCACGAAAGATATTTGGGAACGCACTGGTGGATATCCTGACGTGTATTGGTCGGATTGGGGTTTCTGGTGGAAGTGTCATGTGCATGGTGCTAGATGGTTCAAGCCGACAGGTGTGCAGGTGTTGGTGAACGACATCCGACCAAATCGTCTTTCTTCGAGCGAGAACATTGAGGCCGATATTGAGATGCGCAAGTTCATCGCAGAGTACACTCGATGAGACTCTGAAGTAGGATTAGACCACTATGGCAATCACAAACGGCTACGCCACACGCAACCAGATCAAGGCCGCTCTTCGTATCGGCACAGCCGACACACAAGATGACGAACTAATTGACAACTGTGCCGGTGCTGCTTCACGTCTAATTGATGGTTATGCGAACCGACAGTTTTGGGCTTACGGTTCGGCGACCGTGAGAGTGTTCACGGCAGGCGACGAATATGTTTGCGAAATAGACGACATCGGATCAACCGCGATCACACTCAAAACATCAACACTTGCAGACGGCGTATTCGATGTCACCTGGTCGCCAACCGATTATCAACTAGAACCAGTCAACGGAATCTTGGACGGACTCACAGTCCCATACACGCGCATCCGTGCAGTCGGCGACTATCTGTTCCCGACATTGAACGCAAACTACGGCTCGGAAGCATTGGTGCAACTCACAGCCATCTACGGTTGGCCATCGGTACCTGAACCGATCACGCAAGCCTGCATCATTCAGGCGTCAAGAATCTTCAAACGCTACGACTCTCCGCTCGGCGTTGCCGGCTTCGGTGATCTCGGTGCGATTCGCGTCTCTCGATTCCTCGACCCTGACATGGCTCAGCTTGTCGAACCATATCGAAGGATGCGGATGTTCGCATGACCGCCACAGTCACCGAACTAAAAACAGGACTACAAACACGTCTTGCAACAATCACAAACCTTCGCGCCTACGCAACACAACCCGATCAAGTGAACCCATCGGTCGGAGGTATCGCATGGCCCACACTCGAATCAATCACCTACCACGGTGCAATGAAGGCTGGGCTTGTCACGCATGTCTTCACAGTCAGCGTGATTGTCGGTCGTGCAGCCGAACGAACATCACAAAACCTACTCGATCAATACCTGTCGTATGACGGTGGGATTCGTGCGGCAATCGAAGCCGACACCAGCCTTGGCGGATACGCCAGAACATTGATCGTTGAAGAAGCATCCAACATCTCAACCGTGGACGCAAACGACACGACATATCTAACTGTCGACTTTCGTGTCGTGGTGTATGCTTAGCCTATGGCAAAGTATCAGGTCGTCGAAGGTTTCACTGTTCTAGACAAACAATATCCAGCCACTATTGATGGCGACGAGGTTGACCATCTAGACTCTCTTCTGGCATCGGGTCGCATTGTTCTGGTGGCAGATAAATCAACTTCTAAAGCCGACAAGGCAGGAGATAAATAATCATGGCAAAGTTAGTTCTCACAAGCGCATCAGTCACTCTCAACGGCACAGATATCTCAACTGACGTGGCAGCAGTTACGTTAAGCACTTCGGCAGCCGAAGTACCAACAACTTCGTTCGGCTCTGGTGGTGCAGTAACTCGCGTCGCAGGCCTCATCGATAATTCTGTGACATTGTCTTTGCACAACGAGTTCTCGTCGCTTGAAGGTTTGATCTACCCATTGATCGGTTCAACAGCCGTCACGATCGTGATCAAGGCAAGCACCGCTGCTGTGTCAACCGCAAACCCGTCATACACCGCTTCGGTTCTTTGCACCGAATGGACACCAGTCAACGGTGCTGTCGGTGAATTGAACACAGCCGATGTAACGTGGCCGATCAGCGGAACAATCACAAAATCGACAACACCATAATTCTCAACTAGGAGGCAAGAATGAAAATCAATTTGGAAGTCACAACGCTCGACAACGTCACCCAAAAAGTGACAGCACAGTTCGCCGACTTCATCGCATTCGAAACAGAAAAGAATCGATCAGTCGCAAACTTTCAAACAGAACTCAAGTTGACCGACCTTGCCTGGTTGGCGTGGCATGCAACGAAGCGCACAAAGAAGACTGCGATGAAGTTTGAAGAATGGATTGAGACAGTTGAGAGTGTGGAGGTTGGAACCGATTCTGCGGTGATCGTCCCTTTGGAGAACAATCAGCCCACTGGCTGATCGCATACCTCGCCTGCGAGACACACATCGCACCATCGGTGCTACTGCAAGAATCACCTAGAATGCTGTACACGATGCTCGGCTATCTGCGCTGGAAGAGCGTCAAATCCAACCCACCACAAAGGATCAACTGATGGCCTTCTCAGCATTCCCGAATCTGCCAGGCGACACAGGTGGAACTCTTGGTCGTGCCGGCACCGCAGCCGTCGCAGGCAACACTGTTGAAGTTAAAGATCTATTTGAAACTTTGCGCAAGTTTCAGAAAGCAAGTAAAGAGTTCAATGGCGAGATGCGCAAGGTTGCTTATCAAATCGCAAGAGGCATAGAAGGTCAAGTCAGAATTGAAGCCGCATCTGTCAGTCGAGCAAGCCAAGCAATACAGGTAGCCAAAGGCTTGCGAGCAACTAATGACCGCATCCCAACTATCAAGTTGCGTGGGAACGAATCATTTGTATCTAAGTCACGTCCTAATAGCAAACGCAAAACGAAGGTCACTCGTGCCGATGTGTTCTTTGGTGCTGAGTTTGGTGGCGGTACTAGACCGACCACGAGACAATTTTTGAGGCATCGCGGTCAGTCTGGATACTTCTTCTGGCCGACCGTCCGCAAACGCAAGAATGAAATCGCCAAAGAATATCTAGAAGGCATCGATAGAGTCGTCAAACAACTAGGTATTTGATACTTGCATTCGGCTCAGGATTCGCTATCCTGAACCTAGGAGGTTCTGCACAGTGTTTGAAGTCGTCGGTTTCCCATCCGTCAAGTCCATCTACCCAAAGACGATCGCCGAGTCATGGATGCAGTTTGCCCAGATTCTCGGCGACCACAAAGAACATGCACAAAAGTCTGACGGCAAACTGTATTCGCCAGTCACCTACCGCGAATACACAACTCGTGGCAATCGCAACGTGTCACACATCTGGGCATTGGTCGCGGACCTTGACGGCGAAGCATTCGAGAAAGCCGATCTCGGATCGTATATACACTTCGCCTACACAACCTGGTCACATCGCGACAATGACCCACACTGGCATGTCGTCGTCCCATTCGAGCAGGCTGTGCCGGTACAAAATTGGGAAGAAGTCTGGTATGAAACACATGAGCGTCTTCGTCTTAAAGGCGACCCAGCAACCAAAGACCCTGCCCGTATCTTCTATCTGCCACAGCACGAGGCTGGTCAGCCATTCCGTACACATCATTCAGGTTGGCGATTCCTTGACCCGACCATCACAGATATCGCCGCACCGACACGCACATTCTCCACACCGAACATTCGCTCGACTCGTCAACCGCGTCGCGGTAATTCGATGCGCTGCGTTCTTGACCCGAAATGGTGGGATGCACCGATTGACATGTCGCAGTATGACGGCATGACACAAGCAGAGATTCACGAAGACATGCAACGCGAGTGGGCCGAGTTGAGAAAACGGATGGCTGCTAACTGAGTAGAATTGCTTCACCATGGCTGGTGAACGCACATTCTTAGTTCGAATCTTAGGCAACGTCGACGGTGCTGTCACGGCGTTCAAGAAACTTGGTAAAGAAGGCGAACGAACAATCGACCAGTTGCAGACCGTTGGCAATGCGCTCGGTGCAGGATTCGATGTAGTCAAGAAAGCGGCGTTCATTGCGGTTGGAGCGTTCACGGCTGTTGCCGGTGCAGCAACCGCCGCAGCACTCGCCGCAGCCGAAGATGAAAAGTCTCAAAGACTTCTTGCCACACAACTTCAAGCCACGACAGGTGCATCCAACGCACAGATTCAATCAATAGAACGGTTCATCACTTCAGCGATGTTGGCGACTGGTATCGCCGACACAGATCTGAGATCAGCGTTCGCGAACCTGACCAGGGCGACAGGCGACGCAACACAATCACAGCGTCTCTTCAATCTCGCGCTCGAGATCAGTGCAGCCACAGGAAAGGACCTAGATGCTGTAACCATATCTCTTGGCAAGGCTGCGAATGGTCAGGTTTCGGCACTCAGCAAACTTGGCATTCCGATTGATGAAAATACAAAAAAGAGCAAAGACTTTAGTTCCGCACTTGTTCAACTTGAAGCACAGTTTGGTGGAGCGTCAGCCGCGGCAGCCGACACGTTCTCAGGACGTTTGGCAATTCTGCAAGCATCACTTGGCGAAGTAGTCGAATCAATAGGCTTCGCCCTGTTGCCATTCTTCGAACGACTAGTCAAGTTCGTTCAAGACAACATTCTGCCTGCCTTGGTTGCGTTTGCAGACAACATCGGTGAACGTGGTTTGGTTCTCTCAATCGGATTTGCAATTAATGCGATGGGTGATCTTGGTACTTCATTCCTTGACACGTTTGAAGCGATGACTCTTGCGGTATTGAACTTCTTGAAACAGTTCGCCGATCTCGGTCGCACCATCGCATTGACTATCGGATTCACTGCCGCATTGACTGGCAACGCAATACTTGCAGTCAAAGCAACCGCAGCATCATTGGCATTCAAAGCCGCACAACAAGGACTTAACACAGCACTCGAAGCCACACCACGACTATTTGACAGCATTCGAGCATCTATGGCTCAGGCAGCAATTATCCAGGCCAAAGCATTACCGAGCATTATCGGCACAGCCGATGCTCTTGAACGTCAAGTTACTGCCGGCAAGAAAAACATCGTTGTTGAAAAAGAACAAATTAGTGTTGGTGGTGGTGTAGCCAAGACTGTTGAGACAGCCAAACAGAAGTTTGAAAAATACACGGATGCGTTGAAGTCTTCGACATCTGCACAGAAGGCGTTCAACAATGCGCAGAAGGGTACTGCGCAGGCTGCCGACAATTTGAAAGCCGCGCAAGATGATGTTGCGGCCAAACAGAAGGCGTTGAACGATGCGATCAACGGGTTTGGTGCTGATTCTGATCAGGCTAAGAAAGCTCAGCGAGAACTGTCGGCTGCTCAACGTAATGTGGCGCAGGCTGGATTCCGTGTCGAGGAAGCGGTGTTCGCTGTCGCTGATGCTGAGAAGAAACTTGCCGAAGTTCGTGCAGATCCGACTTCGAGTGCGCAGGCGATTCGTCAGGCTGAGATTGATTTGGCGCAAGCAAAGTTGGCTGTTGCTGACGCGAGCGACTCGGAGTTTGAAGCAACGTCCAGATTGAAGGATGCGCAACTTGTTTTGAACGAAGCGGTGTCTGGTGCGATCGTCGGTTCGGATACCTACAACAAACTTCTTGACGCGGTCAATGATGCAAAGATCAAAGAGAAGGAAGCGTCGGATCGTTTGACTGATGCTGTCGAGCGTGAGACTGAAGCCTATGAGAATCTTGCTGAGGCGATCAAGAAGGTTGCTGACGCTGCGGAGACTATGCCTGGACGTAATCTGGCTGTTCCTACTTTGCCTACGTTGCCGTCTGTGCCGGCACCTGTATCAACTTCGGTGCCGTCTGATATTCGTGGTGGGACTGGTGCGAACATTGTTATCAATACTGGTATTGGGACGAATGGTTTGGAAGCTGGTCGGCAGATTGTTGAAGTGTTGCAGTCTTATACGAACATCAACCGTGATGCGATTGCCGCTCTAGTTCGAAGGTAGTTATGCCTAAGACTTTGAAGTGGGGCCAAGCGTATTCGGTTTTGTTGGATGTCGGTGCTGTCGCCGACGCATTCATTCTTGACACATCAACACTCGACGGTACAGACACGTTAAATGGTTCGACGGACTTTGTGGATGCAACCCAATATGTTCTCGGCGTCGCTATCCAGCGTGGCCGTGGTTCGCAACTTGAACAATTCAACCCTGGCACCTGTCGCATCTTGGCTGACGACCGTGCATCAGGCCGACTGTTTGACCCAGCCAACACTGCCTCGACTTGGTATCAGGGCAGTTTTGATTTGGCTCCGAGACGTGCGGTCAAGGTTCTTGCCGGCACAGCCGAACTTTTTGTTGGTGCGATCACCGATCTGGATATCACTTACGAGTTGCCGAACTTGTCGTTCGCGTCAATCACCGCAGCAGACGGCTTGTATGAGTTGAGCCGAACGAGCCTGACCGCATTCACGCCATCGTCACAGTTGACTTCGGCACGAGTATCGGCGATCTTGGATCGGACCGAGGTCGCGTATTCGACTGCGTTGCGTGACATCTCAACAGGTGTGGCGACCTGTGGCACGGTTGCCTATGCGGATAACACGAATACTTTGCAGGCGTTGCAGTCGGTCGCAATCGCTGAAGATGGCAGGCTTTTCGCAAATCGAAGAAACGAGATTGTGTTTGATCCGAGAATAGATTTTACGTTCTCTACCGCTATCGCATCATTCGGCGGTACCGCTTCAAACAACATTCCGCTTCTGTCTATCGGTGTCGCATACGGTCAAGAAACATTGTTCAACCGTGTCCAGATAGATGTTGATGGTGGAACAGCCGCACAAGTCGCAGCCGACACGGCAAGCCAAACCCAATACGGTGTGCAAACCTTGGCGTTCTCAAACGTGCCATTGAATACTTTGACAGCTGGTTCAGCCCTAGCACAAAACCTGCTCGACAAATACAAAGAACCAGTTATCCGATTCAACGAGATATCAACCAGCCTGAACGCTTGCGGTTCGGCATTGTTTGCGACCGTTCTCGCACTCGATGTCGGCGACATCATCAACGTCACCAAAACCTACACAACAGGACTACCACTCAGCCGCACCGACTCAGTATTCATCGAATCCGTCAACCACGACATCACAACATCCGATCATCGGATAAGATTCGGTCTAGGTCAAGCACAACTCTTGACCGCATTCATACTTGATCAAGACCAACTTGACGATGTCGATGTTGGGCTAGGATAGGAGAATTATGACAGCAAGACAGGTTTTTACTAGCGGCCAGACATTCACTGCGGCGCAGGCTAACGCACTCGCCGAAGCAACAGTCGCCGTGAACGCACAAGGCACCGCAACCTCATACACACTCGCCTTGACCGACGCCGGCAAACTCATCACATTCACAGGTGCAGCCGCAACCGTAACCATCCCAACTAATGCAACAGTTGCATTTGCGGTCGGTGATCAGATAAACATTGCGCAACTTGGCACAGCACAAATCACGATGGGTACCGCATCAGGTGTCACACTTGTTTCGTCAGGATCAAAAACAAAAACGAACGGCCAATACGCGGTTGCCACTGTCGTGCAATATACGGCGAATAGTTGGCTCCTTCTCGGCAACATTTCGACCTGAGCCATGCAAATACTTGCGGGCGTTGGTGCTGCTTTTATACCGTTTGCTGGTTATTTTGCTGGCGGGTTTGATTCAGCAAACATTTCTGGAATAGATAAAATCCTTTTTAGTGATGAGTCTCGTTCAACTCTTGCTGCAACCCTGACTACAGCAAGGCGTAACCCAGCAAGCATGGCTAATTCAAATGTAGCAGGATATGTAGGTGGCGGTTTTGATACTGGAAACATCTCTGGAATAGATAAAATAACTTTTCCTGCTGACACAAAATCAACTTTGGCGGGAACACTTACTTCGGCTCGCCGTGAATTAGCAGGTATGGCTAATAGTGGTACAGCAGGCTATTTTGGTGGTGGCTACGATGGTTCTGGACCGTACACCGCGGGTATAGATAAAATAACTTTTGCTGCCGACACAAAATCAACAATCGCTGGAACTTTAAGTGCAGCAGTTGGAAGCCTTGCTGCAATGGCAAACTCTGGTACAGCAGGATACTTCTGCGGCGGTGAAAACAATTCTTCAGTCAAAGTTTCAACGATTGACAAAATTACTTTTTCAAGTGACGCTAAATCCACACTTGCAGCGACCTTGAGTACAGCAACAATGGAGTTGGCTGCTATGGCTAATAGCGGGACAGCAGGATATATCGGTGGCGGTAATGACTCAACTGGGAGAATATCAAGAATTGATAAAATCACTTTTGCTGCCGATACTAAATCAACACTGGCAGCAACCCTAAGCCAAGGAACGAATGTTTTGGCGGCTAACGCACAATCTGGAACAGCAGGATATTTTGGTGGCGGAATGGGTCCAAGCAATCTCTCAAGTATTGACAAAATTACTTTTGCCGCTGACACGAAATCAACATTGTCGGCGACTTTGAGTTCTGCTCGCCGTGTGCATACAGGCTTTGCACATAGTGGAGTTTTGTAATGCGTGAAGACATCCAACTGTCGCTTGCAGAATGTCAGATGCCACGCACCCGATACCAGTTAGAACATTTCGTTATTGGCGCACACGACACACCCGAAATGCAATTCGTTCAAGTATGTCGGGAACTTGAAGCGTTGCATTACACGATTAAAGAAGTTGCCATGCAAGTACGCAAAACCGAATATGAAATTGAAGACTTGCGTGATAAAGGTGACCGCATCAGCCAAGTAGAAGCCGACATCAAAGAACTAGGTTTAGAACGCACACGGCTTGTTGCCATCGGTGCTTGCCGAGAATACGACACACTGATTGAAATGTATGACCAGATGCCACATTTTACTCGTGAACAGATAGACGCATCACAACCCGACTATTGGCAGGCGAGGCTTGGTCGGCAAGCAAACCTGCAAGGTATGACAGGTAGCCCAAACTGGGCGCACCTAGAAGCCTTAGACCAGATAGGTGTTCTACAACCGATGATTGAAGCACAACAGGCGAAAGCCAAGGAGATACAACAATGAAATATGCAACATGGACTATCAGCCGACCCGAAGGTACGACACCTGAACCGTTGATTCGTTCTCGTGGCGGTCAAGCATTAGGCGGAACGATGCTTGATACTGAAACCGTTCTTGGTTATGTTTGGGCCGAAGACCTGACCGGCACCGACATGTGGAACCTCACCATCAAAACTCAGGCTCAAGCGTTGACATTGGCTCAAGCATTAAACCCAGAATGTTTTGTTGGTGATGATGGCACAATACAAGCACCTTTTCCAGACAACATCTAGGTGGCTGATTCCGCTACCAGCAATCGTTCTTGCGTTCTGGCCAACCACAGTTCAAGCCGAAGTGCAGCCAGGGTTAAACACAACCTATTACACGATTGACGAGATACCACCAGTCCAGTCGACATCCGAATATCTTGTCTGTGGTTCGGAGATTGAGAACAACATCAACCGCAACTACGACTACGAACTATTCGAGGACTGCACCTACGACTTGTTCATGGTTCACATGACCGGCTACATCACTATTCCTCAACATCAAACCATCGAGTTCATGATCGCCTCGGATGATGGTGGTGAGGTAACTATTGACGGCAATACGTTCGGTGTGTGGTGGGATCAGGGTTGCACTTGGACTATGTCAGGTCCACTAGATCTGAACGCCGAAAGTGTGCCACTTCAATTATTCATGTACGAAAACGGTGGAGCGGCCTGCCTGATGCTTGCATGGAAAATAGATGACGGCGACTGGACAATCGTGCCGGACGAAGCGTTCACAATCCAGGCTGCGGCGACCTCAACAACATCGACAACATCCACATCAACCACACCAAGCACATCGACAACAGTCGAAGAAACCACAACCACGACCTCAACTTCTTCCACGACAACTTCAACATCTACAACAATCCTTCCCAGCACCACGACCACAACTCAGATAGACACAACCACATCAACGACAAGTACCACGACACCGCCGACCACAACAGTTGCACCAGCTCCGTCAACAACGCAAGCACCATACACTCCTCCTCAAACCACGACGACTAGTTCGTCAACTTCTTTACCAGAGCAATCCACAACGACCACAACCGTCTTGCCTGAACCTGAAACCACAGTTGCAGAAACATCTACGACCGTTCCTGACAGCACGATTCCGGACACGACCGTTCCTGAGACAACCGTTCCAACTCTGCCCGACGAAACAACGCCGCAAACAACACAGCCACCGCTAGAAACAAGTATCCCAGAAACAGTGCCAGAAGAAGTAGAGAGTTCATCAACCACAACGATACTTGAAATCAAAGTCGACCAACCGATCAGCGACGCAAAGGTCAAGCAGATTCTTGAGACATTGACGGATGCGAAGCCTGAGCAGATTGTCGCGGCGATCGAGCAGGTGTTGGCATCTAATCTGACCAGCGATCAGGCTGTGTCAATCGCATCATCGCCTGAGGTGTTGGCGGCAATCACCCAAGACCAAGCCGAACAGATATTCGAAGAACTAGTCGTAGAAGAAATCACAGTCGAGCAAGCCGACGAACTCGTCGCAGTTCTGAACGAAGCACCAACAAAAGTCAAGAAAGCATTCCAAGACACAATCAATGTGTTCGCAGGCGTCTTCGATTCGTTCCAAATGGTCGGCCAGACAATACCTGTTGGTGAGCGTAGAACACTTATTGCCGTATCCAATACACTTGTTGCGGTAGGAGCAAGCCTGCGCAGAAAGAACCAATAGTGTTTGCCAAACTTAGAGACGAACTGTTCGCCCTCGGATTCACCCTTGGCGCATCCGCCATAACCATCATGACGCTGTCTGGAAGCCTGCAAACATGGGCATTGATATTCACGTTCATGTCGCTGGCACTACACTTGGCAGGAGTATTAACCAAACAAGGAGAAGAAGATGGACAAAGAGATGAACATTAAACAGAACGCAACGGTCGCCAAGTTCCTGGACCTCGGACAAAGACTCGTCTCACTGTTCCTCGCCAACGCGCTACCAGCAATCACCACAGGTGCCGTCATCGGTATCTCGGTCGGTAAGGCTGCGATCATGGCTGGTGCGATGGCTGTCATCAAAGTTGTGTCCGCGCTCGCCGAAGCATCAGTCGATGGTGAACTGTCGTCCGAAGAAATCAAAGAAGCATTCTCAGGCGCGAAGAAAAAGAAATGAACACCAAAAACTGGCCGATCGTCAAGGTGACGTTGCCGGCAGACTTGAAAGGCGTGAAACCTGGCGAGGTGCCTGCACATCTGTTGCGCGACATTCAACCTGAAGGCAAACTTCATTGGCGCGCGGCAGACGCATATCATGCGATGCGCGACAAAGCATTCGCCGACGGAATCAAACCATTCAAACCAACCTCGGCAGGTGACACCTACCGATCACTCGCAATGCAAACCACGGTGTTCCTACAGCGATACCAGAAGCAGCCGATCGCTGGTGCTTCGACACGCACATGGGAAGGCGTGAAATGGTACAAGAAGTCGCCGACATTGGCTTCGCTCGCCGCACCTGGTACCTCGATGCACAATCTCGGCATCGCCGTTGACATCTGGTCAGCGAGCGGGCCACGCTTCGAATGGATGCTCGCCAACGCACTTGACTTCGGTTTCTCATGGGAAGTCGTACCCGAAGAACCATGGCATCTTCGCTACACCGCAGGCGACAACGTGCCACCAGCCGTCCAAGCATGGCTAGACCGCAAGAAGGCAGTGTGACATGGATGCCGGACTTGCCACAGTTCTCGCCGCAGCAGTAGCAACCTTCGGTGCGATCATCATCGCCATTATGCAACTCAAAGGATTTCGTGAAGAAAACCGTGCCGACCACGCAGTCGTTCAAAAACGGCTAGACACAGTCATAGACATGGTCGCCAAACAAGGCGCAAAACTAACCAGTCACCTCGACTGGCATCTATCCAAGGAGCCGAGCAAAGACCAGAAGGTCAAGCAGGTTGCGACACGCAAGAACAAGTGACCGCAGTACTCGTCATCTGGCATGATGCGCACAGCGGATCAGAATCATGGGTGAGCATAAAAGATCTCGACTCCGAACCGGCAGTCGTCCACACGGTCGGCTTCCTGCTCGCCACGAGCGATGGCGGCAAACCTGATCACGTCACCATCTACCAGTCACGCAACGAAGACAACATTGACCATGTTCTGCACATACCCGTCAAGATGGTTGTCAGCGTCAAAGTGTTGATGGATTTGGAAATTAATTCTCAAGACCGCTAAAACTAGCGAAAATCGAAGCCCATCGGCTAAGGTTGGTGGGTGCGCTCCCCACTAGGGTTGATGTAGCACCGCATCAAGTCACCTCCTTCTTGATGCGTCATTCCTGCACTTACGAAAGGACCACGATGCGCATACTCACTGCAATCCTGGCAACACTCACCAGCCTCACCATCAGCCTCGGCATAGCACAGGCAGCGTCCGCACCAAACCGTCCCAGCGTCGCTATAAACGCATTACAGCCACTCTGGGAACCAGCTAGCACCGACAGGCTCGACCCGATCCAGCCGATCAGATTCCGTCACGGAGACGTGTCCTGGCTACCGTCACTCGCCAAGCAGGCAGGCTGGCCCGACCACGCGATACCGCAACTGACCGAACTGGTGCTACGCGAATCAGGTGGATGTCCGAACAGACGTGGCGGAGACATGATTGATAAAAACTGCAACATCAGAGGTGTGTCCGAATGGAATCATCGTTCCGACACAGGCTTGTTGCAGATCAACGGCGTCAACTATGACCCATCAAGAAACAAGTGGGCTGCGATCTGTCGAGAGATGAACATCTGCACACAAGACCCGTTACTCGATCCGCTAACCAATTTGAAAGCTGGGCTGGTGCTGTACCGGATCTCAGGCTTCGAGCCGTGGAATCCTTGTAATTGGCGGGTTTGCAAAGCATCCACCACATCCATGCCGTAATGTCCTATAACTGATACAGGCGAGTTACTAAACCAAGGAGGAAAAATGAAACCGCAAGAGAAAATCATGTTCACATTGGCGTTTGTAATCATGGGATGGGTGATGTTGTTGTTCATGCCAAGGTTGCCGCAAGAAAGTCCGGCGAACGGCGTAGAGATATTCATCTACGCGATCGTCAACTTCTATGCGATGTTCCATGTTCGTCGTTGGATTAAAGAAATCAAATAATGACCGAATACGGAATTGTCGATGTCTGGTCGGAGTCAAAAAACATATTCGAATTGCTCCGACCAGAATGGCAACAATACGCAACATGTCGAGGCGAAGGTACCGACATCTTCTTCCACGAGAGATATCTTCATGCGATCCGTGAAGCTAAGAAACTTTGCGAAATCTGCGTGGTGCGCCAAAGTTGTCTAGACTTTGCTATCAAGAACGATTGTGTCGGCGTGTGGGGCGGATTGACAACAGTCGAGCGACGCAACGAGATACGACGACGAAGGAGAGCAGGTACTCATGTCAAATCCTCAGCGAAGAAAAGGTACGCGCGCCGAATTGCAGGTGGCGAAGTTCTTTCAAGATCACGGCCATCCAAGAGCTGAACGGTCACGGTCAGGCTGGTCGGATGACCGCGGCGACATAGACGGCGTCGAGGATCTGACGGTAGAGGTCAAAGACCAACGGCGACACGACATCGGTTGCTGGTTGAAAGAATTAGAAATCGAGCAAAAGAACCGTGGCACCAATCACGGTGTTTGCGCAGTAAAGAAACTCGGTGCGGTCGAAGTGGACTCATGGTATGCGATCATGACAATGACCGAGTTTCTTAAACTTTGGAACGCTTACAAAAATATCCCGGATAGTCCCGCATCCGCGTAGACCGATCCGCTATAGTCGATGATGACATAGATTCCCAAGAAAACAAGGAGCCTGCACATGCTTGAAGAAACACGACAAGAAGCACCGAAAGATCGGTGGGGTCGATACCTCGTCACAACACCTGACGGCAAACAACGCGGATACACCCGTGTCACCACCATTGCGAAAGCACCAGATGACGAAGCCGCACTCAAATCGTGGGCGAACCGAATGGTCATCACAGGACTCATCCAACGCTCCGATCTACTTGCGCAAGCATCCACGAAACTTGACGACAAGAACGCGCTAAACAAAATCGCCGAAGAAGCAATTACCGCAGGTGGCGGATCAGCCCGCGCCAATCTTGGCACAGCACTTCACTCACTGACCGAACAAATTGATCTCGGCAAGAAACCAGCAATCCTGCCAGGCTTACAAGCCGACCTTGACGCCTATGTTGCGACTTTGCAAAAGTACGGTGTTCACATCATGCCGAACTACATCGAGTCGGTCGTGATCAACGATGACATGGAGTATGCCGGCACGTTGGATCGCATCGTGGAAGTCGATGGCCGAATGTACATCGCCGACTTAAAAACCGGCACTGATCTTGCCTACTCGTGGCGGGCAATCGCAATCCAGTTGGCTGCCTACGCCGACGCTCAACACATTTACAACTACAAAACCGCTGAACGCACCAGCCTGCCAATGATTGAAAAAGACCGAGCAATCGTCTTCCATCTACCAGCAGGCGAAGCACGATGCGAACTGTATTGGGTTGATCTTGAAGCAGGTCGGGAAGGATTGAAACTTGCGCTCGATGTCCGCGCGTGGCGCAAACGCAACGACCTAGAACAACGATTCGAAGAAGCCAAAATCATCAAACTAGAACCGAGCCTTGACAAACGCCGCGACTGGATGACGGCACGAATCAAACATCTACCAGAAAAAGCACAAAACTTGTTGCGGTCGTTGTGGCCTGTTGACGTGCCGAAACTCGGCGAAGCCGACAACGAACAAATAGACCTATTGATCCGCATCGTCGCTATGCTCGAAGCCGAAAACGATGTGCAGTTCTTTGAGACCGATCCAGCGTTGAAACTGACACGCAAGAAGGCAAAGAAATGACCGACACATTTGAAGGCCGAACATACGACACAGGCGTAGACCGAACCTGTGTTCTGCAACTCCAATCAGACTTTGATTCGCTTCGTCCGCATCAGCGAGCAATGCTGAAAAAGATTGCGACCGAATGCAACGAATACGGTCATTCGATCTCACTAGATCAACTTAAATCGCATCGCAGATACCAGATAGGACGAGGTCTAGTTGACCTCATCATGTCCGATAACTGCGACGAACTCCTGATCACGAGTCTCTGCCACTCGATTCAGGGTGTGTTATTTAAAACGGCAGGCGGTGCCGTAGGGCATCTCGATGCGGCGTGTGCGGAACAGTTCGCTGTTCTGTGTCGCGCTATTCGTTGGGATGAACAAGACATCGTATGGAACACATCAACGGACTCCTTCGGATTCCCAAGCAAAGAAAAAGAGGTAAGCAATGTCAGATGAACAAGATCTCCTAGCAGGAGGCGGACCCAAACTGCCAAGTTTGAAGTTCGAGAAAATTGGCGACACCCATTCGGGCATCGTCACAGACGTCAAGAAATTGGAAGACCGTGATCCGGCAGGTGTCGCAAAGACATGGCCGAACGGCGACCCACGTTTCGTGTACGTCATCACACTCAAAACAGAAAAAGAAGGCGACGCAAACATCTGGGCGCGTGGTGCGATGATCACCGCGATCCGAGAAGCAGCGAAGCAGGCATCAGTCACAGAGTTGACCGGCAACAAACTTGCCGTTCGATACTCGGCAGATGGAGACAAGAAGCCAGGGTTCAACGCACCGAAGCTGTTCGCAGCCAAGGTAGAAAAGGTTGCAACCGACGACCGTTGGTAGGTCCGTAAGCAGGGTTCGACCCTACTTTGCATCACTCCCTTGATACGAAGTAGGGTCGTTCCTCTAACCAATGGAGGTCGGAATGACTAAGAAAGACATACAAGACGCAATCGCGTTCCTTGAAAGACAATTTGTCGGTGTTGGAGATCAAGACCGACTATTCAATGTGATAGCAGCACTCAAAGAAGAACTAGCAAGGAGAAACAAAAGATGACCGCAGATACATTCGCAATGAGTCAAGAGATAATCGAGTTGCAAACCCGTGTCGCAGAACTATCAGTCGCGCTCGAGCGTGTGACTGAACAGCGTGACAACGCCGTCGATGCGGCCGAATCACTACATCAAGAACTTGAGGCGTGTCGTGACCGAATCAAATCACTCGGCGGACAACTAGACCGACTCCGCGTCCACATCCAACAAGGCATCGAACTGTGATCACGATCGGCCTCGACACATACATTGTCTGCCAACTGTGTGACGGTGAAGTCCGACTCGACACACGCCGCATCACAGGATGCCTCTGTGACCCAGATGCACCAACCTGGGTCGGCATAGAACCCAACGGACGGCTACTCGCATTCAGCCAATCCAAATACGAAATCTGCAAGGAGACACAATGAAAACTGAATCAGTCGGAGCAGACATCCTGCTCGAAGCACACCAGTTGGTGACAGGACCACGGAACAACGACTACGGCAACGTCGTAGACGACTACAGCAAAGTCATCCACATATTTGAAGGCTTAACCGGCATCAAACTCAGCCTCGCTGACGCACTCCTGTTCATGGTGTCGGTCAAGATGGCAAGACTCCGCACCAACCTTGACAAGAATCGTTTGCATCACGACTCGCTCGCTGACGCACTCGGATACCTCGGCCTACTCAACCAGGCTTACAACGACCTACCGTTCCCGCGCACAGTGGCGGAACGATAATGGAAGCCAGACTCTGCGCCTGCCTACCTGACCGCATCCTTCCACGCAAACCTGTGTGCGGAGAGAAACAGGAGGACGACGATGAATGAGAGCGAAGACCCGATTGATGACCGCATCAAATACTTCATCGAGTCACAGGTAGATGCCGACAATGTTTGCACCGCCTATGTGCTGGTCGCCACGATCCAGAACTATGTGACGACCGAACAAAAGTTTTTTACGATATGCCCGCCTGAGCAGGTCACATCTACTACTATCGGTCTTCTCGAATCAGCGGGAGCTGCCGAGAAACTTCGAATAGCAAGACAGTTACTCGAAGACGATTAGGAAATAGGAGACCTGCACATGAACAAAAAAGAAAAAGAAGCATTTATCAAACTCACATCCGAGTTAGAAAAAGAACGGCAATGCTGCGACCTGTTAGCCGACGCACTAATCCAAGGCGGAATGGATCGCACATTCGAAGCACTCACATTCCACGAACTACTGCGCAACGGCATCAAATACCCTCGTATCAGGCTTAGCCGACCACGACGCTCACCCAACCATCCCACCATCGGCTACAGCCACGACACGCCATTTGATCAAGATAAGGAGGAATAGGGCTATAAAACGGCTAATTTACGCCATTTCAAAGAATTTTGCCAAATGACTTGCAATTGTCTGACAAACCCACTATATTGTCATACATAGGGAATAAGCCCTACATAACAAGGAGGAAAGAAATGGACACGCAAGAAGCAATCAATGAAGTCAAAGAATCATTACAGCAATTCGGTGTTCCGTGTTGGGTGGCTTACACCAGCCACTCAGTTCGTAGCGCAGTTCCGAAAGAAGTGATGAGAAAATTGTTAGCGACAGCGAAAGTTTCGCAAGGTTGGTCTAAACAATTTGATGGACAACTTATTTTCGGAAGAACACGAACCGATGACAAAGAAAACATTTT